TGACAAGCAAAAGTTCGAACCGTGTTTTGTAGTCTAACCATTTTGATTTGATTTCTTGGTTGCGAAAGGACTCCTGATCTAGATGCTCTTGATCAGTGATAGGTAGGTCTTTGTATGCTTCTTTTTTCAGTTCTTCTAAGTTCATAATATAACTTTCTTAAATTTGAGCAGCATGGATATAACTTTGTTTTTTTATCTTGTCTTTAAACATAGACTATATTGTGAGATTTGTTAAAGTATATCTCTTACCACTCATTCTTATTTATAATGGCGTGAGAGTGTAGATATTATATGCAAATGTTGTTGATACTGATAGATATTCAACATCTGTTGCTCCTTGATCATAAGACAAAGCTCCTAAAGAAATAGGAAACATATCTTGAAAATCTATTTGCACAATAGGATTATTTTTATTAGACAAAATCATAAGATATCCATCAGAATACATAGATTTATCAGGAGTAGCGGAACCAACTCTATCTACAGGTGCTGCATTTCCTGAAGTTGCTGGTGTGTTTGAGGTTTCATCCCTAAATTTACTAAACTGAGCTCGTTTTTGGGGAAATCCCAGGCTGGTAATCCATTCATGGAGTGAAATATAATTTTCTAGATATTCATCGACTAAAAAGGTAACAGTAAGGTTAGAATATGTTAGTTTTTCGCCTGGAATAGGAATATCTTTAAATGGGGTATTCTGAACAGTTGTGTCTAAAGATATATCAGGAAGTTCTGCTTGAGTCACAAAATACTCTACCTTCGGTAATTGATTAATACCAAATTTAAATTGCGTTGGACTAGCATAGTCTAATTTTGTTGGTTGTCTATCTAAAGGGCCAGCCATTCTAATCTCCTGATACTATTTATAACAAAAAAGGGGAGAGCCGAAGCCCTCCCCCAAGTCTGTTAGACCCCTTATTTTACATAAGGTTAGAGACTTTAACGCGACGATACCAAGCATTGGTGTTCGCATCCAGTGACGCATCGGAGTTAACCGTGTCACCAGCAGCAACCGCACCCGAAGCAGCGAATGGGTTAGCAGCAAGACCGTAACGAGTCTTGAAACCAATCTTGGGCTGGAAGTTATTCTCACCAACCGCACGAACCATCTGAAGCGGAACGTATGGGCAGTAGAAGAAACCAGCGTCATAAGGCGAAGTGCCTTTGTATCCACAGACATAGTACTGAGAAGCAGCTACGTTTGCAGAATACGGATCAACATAAACCTTGAAACGACCATTCATAACACCAGCAAAGGTGGTAGAAGTATCATCAACAGAAAGGTTATTGTTAAGAGCGGGAGTATAATCAAGTACACCAGCCATATTAAGAGCAGAAGCAACATCAGCTGAAACAATCAGCATGTTACCTTTACCACGACGAGTCTGCTGACCAATCGCATTGGCATCACGTTCAATGGCAAACATAAGGCCCTTGAACTTCTCAACTGACCAACGACCATTAGAGTCGGTGTCCAGATCGAAGATACCAGCAGTAGTCGTATTAACCTGAGCACCAGCAACAGCAGTGACATACAGGGAACGAACGACCTCACGGTTAATCTCAGCAAGAATTTCAGAACTAAGAATATTCGCAAGTTCTGTCTCGGCATCAAGACCGTGGATTGCTTTCAAGTCCTGAGCAAGTTCCATCGTGTACTCGGCCTTGAGGGCACGGGACACGGCAGTAACCGTGGACTTCTCAATTGAGAACGCCATTGCCGCGAAAGCATTATCTGAACTGTCACCCAACGCCTCGGCCTGTGCCGTAGTCATACCTGTGGCACTTGTGTAAGTACCGGCCGGGCTGTCATTAAGAACCGCAGGATTAGTTTCAGTTGAACCAACATCACCACCACCAATAGTACCGGCAGCGTTCTGGTTCGATGCACCCTGTTTACCCGGCATTGACTCGTCAACGAGAGCCTCAGCACCGTCCTGAGAGATGAACGAGGAGCGCATCGCAAAGATAAGACCAGTAGGCCCTGTCATTGGCTGCACACCACAAACATCATACGCAATCAGGTTAGGCATTGCACGGCGAACTAATGAGATCAAAATTGGGTCCCATGTATCCATCTGTCCACCAGACATTGCATTAACCGGCGCAACTTCTGAAAGCATCATAGAGTCTTCACGCAATGCTTTCTCTTGGTTTTCTAAAATAACTGTAGTAACAGCTCGCTTATAAGAATCCTCAATCCTTGGAAGATCGGGGTGTTCTAGGACTGGCTGCCACTTTTCTTGTAGATGTTCTGTCTGAAACATTAGTTTCTCCTTTTTATTTACATCCGTTTATTATAATATTATGCACTCGCCTTTTGATCACGACTGATAGCAGACATATACTTTCGCATACTATCTGTCGTATCAATGTCCTGAGCGGTGCTGTCTTCTACATCATCAAACGAGTCTCCATCAGCAAGTAACTTAGGAAAATAGCTTTCCTTTAGTGTGTTGAGTTTTTCTTTGAAAGACTCCTCATCACTAAATTCAACATCCTGAGTGAGTGATTTAAACTTCTCAATTTCGGTATCGGCTAAATCTTCAGAAACTTCAGAAATAACCTGTTCACGAACTAGATTGTTTTCGACTTTCTTACCATCGACATTCTTTTGAATTTCTTCATTCAAACGATCTTCTAGTTCTGTGATTTTTTCACTTTGTGCCTCAAGTACATCATACTTCTCATCAGGCACATCGATGTAATGGTCTTCAAAAAGTTGTTTCAGTCCAGAAATAAAGTCTTCTGCAATCTCACCTTTAAGTCCACGCTCGATTGCCAACTCATTTTCTTTGATCCATTCTTCCACTACGTAATTAAGATAAGTATCAACCTTTTCAGTCATTTCTTCCTTGAAAGTTTCAACTTCAACATCCTTACTGTCTTTACTTTCCTCAACAATACGTTCTACTTCTGAACGAATCTTTGATTTTACTGCAGCTTCAAAAATCGTTGCTGCTTTCTGCTTAAACTCTTCTGACAAATCTTCACCGTCAACAAGCGCATCAACGTCTTCTTTAACATTAATGTTTGCAATTTTTTCCTCGATTTCTGCCTTAGCATCTTCGAGCTTCTTTAACTCTTCTTCTGTCTCAGCATTTTCTGCTTCAGAAAGTTTAGTTGAATGAGCAGCAAGCATCTCTTCAATATCAGATTTCTTCATCTTTGCGATATTTTCGATATGCTGTGCTTTTGTTAATTTTGGTGCTTCCACTAGGTCTTCACCTTCGTGTTCCATTTCATCTCCAGCAGCAAGTTTCTTTTTCTCGCCAGGAGTCGCAGCGCCTGAACTTCCCTGTTTCACTTTTGGTTCCTCCTTCTCCTGACGTTCTATATCTTTGTCGTTAGCATCCTTAGCTTGTGCGGTTGCTTTCTTACCAATTTCTTTATCAGAATCAACAGCAGCATCCAATTGTGCTTCTTTACCAGAACCATCAGCCTGTGTTGATTTCTTAACCTTTTCACCCTTACCTGTGCCTGTGGTTTGACTTGAAGCCGCCCCACCTTCAGCAGCAGGATGCTTCTGTCCACCAACATCCTTACGGGTGCCAGGAACTGACTCTTTCTTATCAGCACCAGCAACATTAGGAGCAGGGTCTTTTGCCTTACTAACACCTTCATCGGCATTATTTGAACCTAAGCCAAGGTCTCTCTTAGCACCAGAAGTACCGTCATCTAATGGCTTCTCAGAAGCCTCTTCAAGTTCTGCAAGAACTTCCGCTTCAAGTTCCTCAATTGTTTGTTCTAATTCGGACATAGGATGTCTCCCTCTCTTTGTAACATTATTTATAAATTAAAGTCTTTTAAGAAACTTTGCAAACTCCAAAGCCTCCACAGTTGCGTTTCTATTACGTTGTTTTACGTCAAATTCTTTCCTTAACTCGACTAAATGGGATTCTATGAGTGCGCCATTGTTCCAAACCCACTCTTTTCCTTCCATAACACCCTCAACAAAGGCGTTAGGTGCGGAAGGGTCAGCAACAATATCAGCAGCAGTGGCAAGATAAAAATCATCTTTGACGTAATTTGCACCACCTTTTTGTTGTAAACTTCCCATCCCTCGACTCGATACACCTAATTTACATCCCTCATCCATAAGGGATTTCACAATTTCTCCCATAGGGGTCTTCATTATTTTTGCTTCCCCTAAGAAATTTTTTCCATCACGCTTTAAGCTTTCAGTTAGGTGTGAAACTCTCTCTAAATTCACTGTAGGGCCATCTGGGTGTCCGAGCTCTCCATATGCCCTCTTTTGTTCAATAAAATTTTTATTGTACTTATTGACTTCTCTTTCAAGTACTTCCATTGGATATATACGTCCATTGCGGTTTTTAACATCCGCTTGTAGGAAAATGCCCCTAATCTTATAGTTTTTACCACCGTTTTCTTTATCTTCGGTGATATATTCTACTTCTTCTACGGCTTCTGAAAATAATCTTACTGTTTCCATTTCATTTTCCTTATTATGCAGTATAATTTTCATCTTTAATGAATTCAATCATTACAAAACCTGATGTACCTTGACAAGACATTTCCATATCACCAGAGGTTGCGCCAGTATTTGTTGCATTAGATTTAATCAGCCCAGCAGAACCATCATAATGTCCACTTCCAGCAAGATCAATTAATGTTACATCTGAATCACCCTGTTCAATAATTGCAACATGACCTGTATCATCATCGGCCGTGCCTTGAACCAATCCCCACCAAAGTCTTTTGATGTGTAATTTAGCTCCGTTTGCATGGCCATCTAAAGCACTTGCATCTAGGATAGCATTTGTTGCAGTTGTATCATCATCAATATTAACTAAGATAGTGACATGACCTCCTGCAGCGCCGGCAGTTCCCATTGCAGTATCTCTTAATGTTCTTGTTGCAAAAGCCATTATAATCTCTCCTTAAATTGACAGCATTTCTTTTTCAAAATATCCTATAAGTTCTTTTTCTCGAACCTTATACTTTTTTGAAATTGTTGTTATAGTTTTATCAAAAGTATTTAGGAAATCTGA